GCCACGATCGAGTGGGGTTTCATGTAGGGACTCGTGCCCTGGTAGAACGAGTATCCAGGCATAAGGCTGTCCAGCGCGATGGAATAGCACAGCCCACGATATCCCGGGAGCACCGCCGATGGCCACTCTGGGAGGCCGATGCTCTCCCCGAAGAACCAGTTGGAGATTTGATCGTTCGTCCCCCAGTAGAAGTCGTAATAGCCCTCGATCCCGCCCTCTTTCGCATCGCCGCCGAACAACCCCGTGCTCGAAAACCACAGGCCAGTCCCCGCCCCACTCGGCCGAAAGAGGAGCGGGTATGTGATCGGCTCATCTGGGATAACGTCGACGGCGGGGGCCTCGATCTCGTCCCACCGGAATGAGAGGACGGCGTCCACTGGGCCATGGCACCATCCATACATCATGCTCAGGCAGTACCTGAAGCCGCCCTCGTTGTTCGGCGCGGACGTCAGCCGCCCGTACCAGAGGACGTTTGGCGATCTCAGCCAGCACGTCCCCCACAGGAGCGCGATGGCGCGGCCTTCTTCGACGGTTGGCGCATCGATGTCTGACTGGCCCGCCGGAACGGGGGAGTTGTCATCCTTCTTCTCGCGCAACTGCTCGAGCTTGTTCACCACCCAGCTGGCGGCGATGTAGATGCCGAGGCGGATTAGGAAGAACATCAGCCGACCCTCTTTGTGTGCGGGTCGCGCCAAGGGATCCACTCGAATCCCATGAAGTTGGCGGCATTGTTGAACCGCGCGATGCACACCGCTCTGGTGAGGTCGCACCCTGCGTAGGCCGAAATGATCTCGAAGCTGCCGAGGTCCGACAGGCGATTCATCAACCGCACGGTGTCTCCGATGTGCTCGACGATCATCCTGCGTTCGCCATTCGAGCGCTGGACCCAGCCGGCCGTGTACCACCCATCGGGGCGAAGGGCGAAGTGCGGCGAGGCGAGCGTCGATCCGATCATGCTGGTTACCGCGATGGAGTCGCGGAAGGACTCGGGGTCAACCTCGCACCCCGGACCGTAGAGCACGCGGTTGCATTGTGCCGTGTACGCCAGGCCCGGGACCCGCTGGCCCATGCCACCCAGCAGCGACGTGCATTGGACGGATGCCACCGACCCGCCTGCGAAAGTGACGCCCGCGATCCAGCCGAAGAAGATGCAGGTTGCGTCGGCTTCGTCGCCGCGATGGGCCCTGTAAATCCACACCCAGGTCTTCTCGAGCGGGGGGAACGAGATGTAAGACTCCACGATCTGCGAGGTCCGGGGCAGTTGTAGCTCGATCCCGCCATTCTGATCTTCTTCGCGCAGGTCTTGCCCGCCGGCGAGCACATCATCAGGCTCGAAGATCCCGATCCCAGGCAGTTCGATCGCGCGGTCAGCCGACGTCAGGAACCACTCGAGGCCGCCGCGGCTCGCCCGGTAGCACTCGACCGGTTGGCCATCGGCAACCGACGTCTCGCGCTCGTCGTAGCTCACACTTCCCCCTCGGCCGGCGGCGTTTCCTTCGGGATCTCAACATGCGGGATCTGCGCATCGCAGCAGTGGCCACCCGCCCATTTCCTGTCGACGAACCCTTCGCGCAGCCGGCAGAACCGCAGGAACGAGATCCTCGTCGTTGCCGCGGGCCAACCGACAGGCAGCGCAGGTTCGATGGTAAGTGTTTCCGTGTCGCCCCCCGAATCCACCGCTGCGCTCACGTAATGATACGACGGCGCGGCGCCGCGGGCATAGACGGCCAGATGGCGGCGGGTGTTGGACCCCGCCCACACGAGCCCACTATACTCGACCCGCTGAATCGTGATCTGCGTGGCAGCCTCCACACCATCCGCCGCGAGCGCGAGGTCCGGTTCCCACGTCGGCACCCAGCATGGAACGACCAGGCCCTTGCGTGCGTCGAGCCACCGACGCTGCGCGAGCGCCTCGGCGCGGTCTGAGCAGATCCAATTGAAAGGCCGATCCCCAACCGGCGCCGACTCGAGGAGGTCCGTCCAGATCTCGCCCGTCTGCGTGTCCAAGACCTGGTGGGCGCGGCTCACGCCATCCGCCACGGGTCCCGGCCGATTGGGTTTAAGCTCGAGGACGTCAAAGCCGAGGTACTGCGTGCCCGGCGCTGGATCGTCACCGGCGAGTGGGAAGAAGGCGGGGACGGCGAATGCGAACTCGAAGTCGCCCGCCTGAAGGCCGAGCCGCTTAAGCTCCTCGCGTTCGTCCATGTATCCCACAACCACAGGCATGATCGCCGTGGTGCGCGGCGGCCACGCCCCTTCCACCGGTGCGGCAGGTTCGATCGACCCCGCCCCGACTGCCGCGATCTCGACGATCTCCCATGCCCACGGCGACTGCCAGAGCATGGCCATCCCGCCCGGGTAGAATGGAACGGTCGTCGTATCCACGGGAATGGACACCGCGCCCGGCGAGCAACCCGTGGTCAGCATCTGCATGTATTGCCACAGAGGCGCGCCGATCGGCCCGCCCATGAGCGAGCGCAACAGCACCGCCGCGTACTGGAGATCGCGCAGTGCGAGGATGGTGCAGGTGAAGGACACCATCCCACCCGCAGTCTCGCGCAAGAGCCTGCGCTGCTCAGAGCCGTTGCGGGCCCGCAAGACCTCGGACAAGTATCCATACCGCTCGGTCAGGTCGTACTGTGCATTCGCTCTGAATGGCCATGGCCTGACGGCGGTCGCGGAATGCTGGCCAGCGGGCGCGTTCGTCCGCAGGACCTCGGCCACCAGAGCCGTCACCCGCGCGAGGCCATCGCCCGTGCGCAAGGTTTCGGCCACCGCCTGACTGACCCGCGCGAGGCCATCGCCGGTACGGATGACCTCGGCCACAGCCTGGGTCACATAGGCAGGGTAGGTGGCCTCTCTGAGGACTTCGACCGCCACCTGGGATGCGCGAGCACCCAACACGCACTTGCGCATGACCTCAACCGCCACCTGCGATGTCCGCGCGCCGGTCGAGTTCTGCCGCAACACTTCCGCTGCGATCTGGCTCGTGCGGGATCCAATGGAGTTCGTCCGCATGACCTCAGCAGAGAGTTGGGACAGGCGCAGCCCGGAGGTATTCGTGCGGAACACTTCGACGGCGGCCTGGCTGACGCGCACGCCGGGATTCACACGCAGGACCTCTGTGCAGACCTGCGTTAACCGCGCGCCGACCGTGTAGGTGCGCAGGACCTCCGCGGAGGCTTGGGATACTCGCGCCCCTACGGGCCCCCGGAGCACTTCGACGGCGGCCTGTGAGACTCGCGCTTGCATGGTCTAGGAGACCAGGGTTTGCTTATACCCGAACTCCGCGCCGTTCACGTCAGCCTCTTCCCAGGTTTGCGAATCTGCGGGGTTGGTCGGCCAGATGCCCTGCACGACGGCATAGAGGCCTGCGGGCGAGATCCCGGTCCCATGCAGATAGTCTGTGCTTCCGATGCGCACGACGGGCTTCATCACGCGCGTGGTGGCGTCATCCTTTCGCAGTGCCAGATTCACCGCGACGGCGATGATGTCGCTAGTCGGCATGGCAGTGAGGTTGGCGAATGCAAACGTGTCCATGTCGTCTTGCGTGGCCGAGGCATTGTACGTTGCGTCGTCGTCGATCCCATCCGCATCGTCCGCGCACTCGAAGTTGGCCCCCGCGCTGGGCACGAAGTCGTCGTGGGCGCCCGCGGCGGTCGGCAGGAGCGTGTCGACCACGCAATCACCGCGGAACGTGTCTGTGTCGATGTAGAAGTCTGTCAGGCGGACGTCGTAGGCCCCGGTGGTGATGATGCGAATGCGATCGACGCCGGCAGTCGCGCTCGGCTTGGTATCCTGACCGGTCAGCGTAAGGGCCGCGATCGCGCCGCCGTTGACTCGCACTTCGCTGGCGCCCGATGAATCGTGAACCGTCCCGTCGAATTCCAGATAGAACCACGACCCGATCGGAACAGTTGCCGGGTCGCTGCTGGCGAGGATTGTGCCGTTCTGATCGCCCCGCTTGACATGCAGGCGCTGGCTTGTGTCAAAGACGACGCACATCTGCGCAACCGATCCCGAGTAGAGGATGACTGCACCCTCGCAGGTTGCAGTCGCGACATGCATGGCCAGGCCAATCACGGCGCGACTGGTGAGGGCGAGAGCCTTGGTCTGCACGTAGGTGCCGGTTGTGACGATGTTCAGGTAGCTCGTCCCGGGGCGCCGACGGTTGCCGCTGTTCAGATCCACCCCGACATTGCCGTAGAATGCTCCCCACTTCTTGAGCAGATCGCCGACGTCGTAGTGCTTGCATCCATCGATGAAAACCAGGCCCATGGCTTGCCCCCTTAGCTTCCCGTGACGAGGTCGTATCCGATCTCGGCGCCGTTGACGCCGCTCTCCGTCCAGCCTGCTTCCGTGGCCGGGTTCTCTTCCCATATCCTCTGCGCGCCGTGGTAGATGTCGCTCAAGATAAACCCATCGTCAGGATGCAGGTAGTCCGCGCCGCCGATGCGAAGCATGGGTTTCATTTCCCGGCTTCCGGCTTCATCCTTGCGCGCCGCCAGGAACATCGCCACGCCTTTGACCACCGATGTGGGCCGCGAGACCAGATTCCCGGCGACGAAGCTGTCTTTGTCCCCCTGGCTGAGGCTCATGTTGTAGGTGTCGTCCCCATCGATGTTGCCCGGGTCGTCGACGTTCATGTAGTTGGACCCGGCCTGCAGACCGCCGCTTGGGATCCAGTCTGCGTGATTGCCGGCGCCGGTGGGGTAGAGCGTCTCGACAATGCAATCACCGTGGAAGAACTCAGTGTCCACGTAGATGTCCGTGAAGCGATCATAGGCTGCAAGCTGGAAGCCATTGATGACCGTGACCGACGCTGGCTTTGTGTCTAACCCGGTCAGCGTCAGCGCGGGGAGTTGGATGCCGTTGAACCGGACCTCGATTGTCCCTTGCGTGTCGTGGATCCGGGCAGCGAACTCGAAATGATACCATTCGGACATGAAGTAGATGCCGGCGAGGTCCATGGATGCGAGGAGCACTTCGCTCGGGCCTCGATAGACAGAGAGCACCGTTCCGCTCATGGAAAGCCGAACCTGAACGGAACCATTGTTCGAGAAGCTGGCCCACCAGGAGCTGGTCGGACGAATGGCAAAGCCCGCGACCATGTATTCACTCTCGGGCAGTGTGTACGTTTCAAGGCCGAAGTTCATGTAACACAGGATGCTCTTGGATCCCGGGCGCCGCGGGTACGTGTCCACGATTGTGGAGCCTGTTGAGTACTTCCACTTCAGGGGCAGGTCCTCGGTCGCGTAATGGGAACACCCGTCCACGAACACGAGCATCGTCTACCTCCAGAACCTGGAAAGCGCTCGGCGATTCCTGGCGATCGTGCGCACGATCATCCGCTCGCCTTCCGGTGATTCGAGGCTGCGCAGGACCAGGCCTTCCTCGAGGCCGATGGTGAGCTTGCCGTCCATCGCGCCAGATGCCGCGCCTGGCGCCTGGTTACCGACCGCTCCACCTCCGGCGAAACTGCTCGCCGTGATCACGAGGGGCATCGCCATGCCGCGCTGGATGGCGCCACCACGCCCGAAGGCCTGCAAGCCGATGGTGCGCATGAGCTGGCGCGGATCGAAATAGCCTGCATTGTACGCGTGCAGGAACCGCAGGCCGCCAGGACGCTGCGTCTCGCGGGCGCGCACCACGAATTCGCCGTTGGAGAGCCGAATCAGGCCGCGGGGCCCCGCCGCCAGGATTGAATCCGACGCGCCGGTCCCAGGGCCCCGAACCATGCCTCCGCTCGCGCGACCCTCGATCTCCCCGCCCCCCGCCTTGCCTCCGAATAGCTTGCCGAACGATCCCATGATTTCGAGCGCGAGCAGACGCGCCATTACCTGCTGCACTGCGCGAGCGAAGCCATCGAGGAACGACAGGATCGCCTGCTTCGCATTCTTCGATTCCGACCCGATCCCGGCGAGCGAGTCGGCGAGGGAATCGATCGCGGCGTTTTTGATGTCGGTGCCCATGCTTTCGATGGCGTTCGCGAGCTCGTTGACCTGACCCGTGATCGTGCCGAGCGACATGATCGACGCCACGAACTGCCTGGCCTGCGCGACGCGTTCCGGGTCCCCAGTGGCCTCGGCACATGCCAGCAGCGCCGCGGCGAGCGACTGAAGGTTCGGGAGTCTGCCTTGCTCGAGCTGAGCGATCTTCCGTTGGCCCGCGATCTCCGTGATCAGGCCCGCGTCCACCTGGCGCTGGATGTCCTGGCGCGCGAGTTCCACCTCGTCCATGGCGCGCTGCGCCTCACGCTGCGCTTCCTCGAAATCCGCGCCGGCGGTCAGGATCTCGCGGTGGCGCTGGACGAGTGGCGCGCGCTCCTCGGCTGACAGGCCCTGTTTCGTCAGCAGTTCATCATACTTCTGGAGCTGCGCATCCAGTTGCGCGATGGCAGCCTCGTGGCGGCGGCCTTGGGCCTCGAGGAGCCGCGCCTCGATCGAGAGCCGCTCATCGCCGAGGCCTTCGATCGCCTTGCGCTCTTCGCCGGTCAACTGGAGCATGTCGAGCGCCAGGCCTTCGCGCAGCTTCGCGATCTGCGCATCGATCTTCTGTTCGTCCTGCGCGCGCTTGTCATCGTCGGATTCATCGGCGAGGAGCGCGCGCTGACGCTGAAGGGCGTCTATTTCTGCATCGGCAGATGCCTGCGCGGCCTCGCGGCGCCGCGCGTAGTAGTCCTGCACCGATAGCAGGCCCTGGTCCCATGCCTGCTTGTCCGCCTCGTTGCGGAGCGCGGTCTTGGCTTTGAAGAGCGCGATCTCGTTGTCGAGCGAGGCACGATCAAGCGCGAGCCTGGCTTCCGCTGCAGCCCGAGCGCGCGCCTCTTCATCGTCGTCGCCGCCTTCACCGCCGGCCGCGCCGGGCCCCGGCGCCGCGGCGCCGCCGAACATGAGCTTGTTCAATGAGTCTTGGAGCTCTGCGCGAGCGACCATCCGGTCTTTCCACTCATCGTCGAGGCGCTTGACCTCCTGGTTCATCCTCGCGAGTTCTGCCCGCGCCTCCGAGGAATGCCCGCGGATCGCCTTCCACCCGGCGATGAAAAGGCCGAGGATGTGGATGCCGAGCGAGGCGATGCCTGTACCTGCAATGTCCAAGAGCGTGACGATCCCGTTGATGCCGGATGCGAGGATCCAGAAGATCGGGATTACCACCGTGGCGAGGTCCTTCCCGAACTGCTGGAATGCGCTGCCAGCGCCGCTGGCGCCTTTGCCGATGTCCGACAAAGCCCCGATGAGGCGGGGCGCGACGCCGGTGATGAACTCCGACGCCATGACCTGCGTCTGCGTCTGAAGCGTGTCCAACTGGTCATTGAGGGCATCTGCAGCGCGTGCGGCGTCGTCGCGCAGGATCACTCCCAGTTCCTGGCCCTTATCGATCACGCCTTGTAACCCGGTCCCGCCAAGTTCATTCAGCATGGGGATGAGCGTCAAGCCCGACTTCCCAAAGAGCTTCAGCACTGCATTGTTGCGAGCTACGCCCGGGGCCATCTTGGATAGCTGCTGCGAGATCAGGGCGAAAGACTCGGCGATGTCTTTGCCTTTGAAGTCCGATGGTTTCATCCCCAAAACGTCGCGGAAGAACTTAACCGTGGCCGGGGTTCGCTCTTCCAGGGCTGCCAACTGGCGACTCAATCGTCCGAAACTGCCCTGCAGGCCTTGGATGTCGACGTCCGACTTCTTCGCGATCCAACTCAAAGCGGACGCTCGCTCGACGGTGGTGCCGATCCGGGTGGCCAGGTTCCCCATGGCGTCAGCCGCTTCGAGCCCACCGCGCGCCCAGTTGATGATGCTGCGCGCGCCGAAGTACACACCGATGCCCGAGAGCATCCCCTTGAGGTTGCCCATGACACCGTTGAGAAGCCCGAAGTTCCTCGTCGGGGTGACGGCTGCCTTGTTCGCTTCGGCCTGGATGGTCTTGAGCGCGCTTACGACCTCGGCGACGCCCTCGGCTGAAAGCCGAACTCTGACATCAGGCGTCGCCATCATCGTCCCCCTGTCCCAAGATCATCGGCACTGGCGGCGGCGGCGGGCGCTTGCTCGCGAAGGCTGTGCTCGCAGCCCAGACGAGTGTCCTGTGCCGCCAGTCCTCAAGCGCGCTCTCGCGCAACCGCTCCCGATAGGCCATCAATGCATCGCGCAACGGCCATCGTATCACGGCTTGCGCCCGGTCGTAATCGTGACCGGCAAGGGCCCGGACTACGGCAGACCAGAATCCATACCGGGCACCCGCATCGTCGCCGGGCTCGGGGATGGGCTCTTCATCGCCGCGCCTGAAGAGTTCGCGGAAAGAGTCCAAGAGCCGAGCCCGCGCTCTAAAAAATCAGCGAGAAATGACAACGTGAGTGATCTCACCATGGCCTTGTCCGCAGGCCGGGACAGTTGCCCCAGGAATGCGGCGGTCTCCGCGCCCACCTCCGGCGTCCAATGCTCCGATTCGACGTCAACCGGAATCACCAGGAATCCGAGGACCTCGAGCGCGCGGGCGCTCGCCATGAGATCATTCAGCAGGCGCGCACCGAACTGCTCCGGGGTCTCCGAGGCCAGCTTGTGCGGATCGTCGAAGCCGAGGTCACGCAAAAGGGCCATGAATCGGAAGTCATGTTCGACGGTCGACTCTCCGATGGCCTGGAAGCTGCGCCCGCCAATGACGAACGGCGCCCCGGGCTTGGCGGGCGCCTGCGACAAGGGCCGCCGCACATCGCGCCGGCGGCCCCTCAGGTGAAGGCGGCTCAGAAGCCCCATCTGCTAGGTCTCCGGTTCCGGTTCCACGTACTCCGTGTACTCGTTGATGAGGTAGTAGGGCTCGTCGGGATGATTCACGACATCGCCCAGCACGTCGAAGGTGAGCTGCACGTTCCCGAGCTCATCGGAAATGAGGCCGATCCCGCCTTCGGGGGTGATCTGGAAGTGCCAGACCTGGAGGTGGAACCGCTGGCCCCGCTTCGGATCGCCGATGAATCGAAGCGACCCCTCGACCTTCAGCGCCGCGCCGGCGGCCAGCGTCCGCGACACGTCGGCCGCATAGTCGTAGCTCACGTGGAGCGCCTCGGCTTCCGTGATGGTTCCACCCTCGGCCAGCGTCATGAAGTACAGCCTGCCGGTGGTGGCGTCGATAGTGTAGTCCTCGTCGACGGTGTATGGGCTGCCGGTGGACGCGGGCTCGACGACGACCGTGCTTGCCTTCACGTTGCTGAATCCGAGCGCCACATACTTGCCCAGGAGCGCAACGACATCCTCGTCCACTGCGCTGGCCGCTCCCTGATCCTTGGCAGAGATCGTTCCCAGCAAGACCATCCGCAGGGCCTCGAGCGTGATCTGATGGATCGTCGCCTTCATGGTCATGCTGCGACGGATCGCGATCTTGTCGAGCAGCGGAGCATCCGCCACTGCATAGTCGCGCATCTCGACGGTCTCATCCGCCGGCGCCTGCGGCTCGTAGACGGATGCGACACCGAGGTACTCTTCGCCGGTCGAGACTCCAGCGTCGGTCCACACGTCGGCAAAGAGCTTCCCGCGGCCGAGAAACAACTGCGCGGCGTTTGAATTGCGCCCACCCATGGTTCAACCTCCTGCTCCCGTGTCTTCCGGGTCATCCGCCAATGTCTGAAATTCGATCCTGAAAAGCATTGTCGCCCGGCAGAAGGATGTCTCCCCCTGCGTAGAGTACTCGAACTTTGTGCCGATCTCCTGGGCCACGTCGTCGGCGAGGCCTCCGAATGTGTCGGCCTCAGCCATGGCCTGCGAGGCCCAACTGAGCAGGGGGTCTGCCGCCTTGTCGGGCTCGGCTGATGCCCCACCCTGGGTGAGGACCTCCACCGACACATCGATCTGGCGGCGCTTGATCGGGCCTCGGCGAGCGCGGCCCGGCCGCGCGTCCAACATCTCGGAGACGCGTTCGTCGATCTGGTAGATGGAGAGCGTCGGGAGCTGGTCTTCCGTGGGAGCATCGATCCTCGTGCGCACCGGCGCAGGCACCCCGCCCGGCCGCCCGGCCTCGAGCGCGACCGCTGCCGCCGCCACGATCTGCTCTCGGATGGTGCTCACGGCTTCCTCGGGAAGATGCGGATCATTGCCCCGTCACCATAGGGCTGCAGGGCATGGACCGTGAACGGAGCAGCGGCGATGGTGATCGGGGATCCCACCGCCAGGCCCGGGAGCGCTCCTGCCTGCACCTGAATCACGTCATCTGCCACGGCGACGCCGGGCCCATCGCCGCCCAACAACTCGACCACATCGCGGTCGCGAATCCCCGCCGTGGTGTAGCTGGGCCCACCCACGGGTGCGAATACGACCTCGACCGTGGCGCCCGCCACGGCGAGGTCCGCGATCATCGCCCCGATGTCAGCCGCGCCGAGGATGCCCATCTATCAGCTCGCCTTCTTGACCCCGACGAATTCGGCGCTGAAGTCGAACGAGGCGTTCGCACCTGCGATCGTGCCGATCAGCTTCACATGCCGCAGCAGGTTCGAGACGTTGAGATGCAGGTGCTGCACGCCTGCCGTCCCGGCGACATCGGTCACCACCACGAAGCCACCGCCGGTGACGTCCGT